ATACATGTAATATAATGACCATACGCCCCGGCACAATGTCGCGGCGACTCCCACCGAGGGAGATTCTACCAACTAAGGAGATACACCATGCCACGTAAACCTGGAACCTTGAACACCAGAGTCCACCTGGATCATCTGCAATTGATTTTTGATGGCCTCGACAAATACGGTATGTGTCCACTGGTCGAGGCTGAGATAGCCAAGGCCCGCGTTGTGAACACTGCCATCCTGGCGAAGCATGACGGACAACGTGCTCGCGGCAACCGCAAAGACATCGTTGTGGAGAAGAAACGATGAGCTTACCACTCGTACTGGTCCCTGCCTACGGTAGACGTTACAGATCAGCCAAAGCAGCCCTCGTAGATTGGGAGGGTGGCAAGGACTTTCAGATCGACGGAGGCCCATACACCTCCATTCGAGACATCGCAGCCATTACTGAACAGTACGGCGGCGCAAATATCTACTGGAACTATCCCAGTGGCGAATATACACCAGCCCTAGACTTGAAGGAGTCTCAATCATGAACAATATGGACGCACGTACTGCCTGGGAGTTTTGTCAGTCTCTCGCAGGCAAGCATATCACCGATGACGCTGACCTGTCTTTCATGGACAAGCCACGCGCATTGGAAGTAATCGAACGGCTCAACTTCGCGGTCAACGAGAAACTCACAGCGACCGCAGGACGTGCCAACTACAAAACCTACGGGGTAGAGGTCAGCGGCCCTGTATTCCACCAGACCTACGTCATCGCGCAGATAATCGACACCATTCTGCATGAGATCGCCCACCATCTAGCCTACCGCGTAAGTGCGGAGTCTGGCCACGGGGACAAGTGGATTTATTGGGCCGAACTGATCGGATGCTCAGCCGAACGGACGCATTCAATGCCCCGCGCCCGTAAACGGACTAAGGCCCAGGAAGCACTCAGCCTCCGCAACACCTTGAAACTCTAGGAGACTGGCATGAACGGAGAAAAACCGATCAACTGTCCTGTCCATTTGGGTGATGGAGCATACGCCACGTTCAGCATGACCGACGTGGTAATCACTGCCAACCATCACGACCCTGCCATCGCATCAGACAAAGTCTACCTGGACGCTACCGCCTTGAAAGTGCTCGTAACAACAGCACGAGCTTGTGGTGCGCGCTTCGGACCGGACCCGGAGCTGCATCCATGTCAGACGAAATCAGACTAGCAAACTCTGTGATCGAGCGAACTCAAGAACTAATCGAGTCGCTCGAACACCAGATCGAAATCATGCGCAGTACTGACGGTGTAACATTCTCCGTCGGTATCAGCCACACACTCAAATACGCTCATAAAGACATTCGAAGCCTTATTGGTGACAGTGGTCTGGATGGGCGCTTTCGCAAAGGAAGGAGACGTAACCATGTTGTGTCCTGAATGTAAGAAGCCATGCAAACCCAAGCGCTGCGACAGCGGCATAGGTCCCTACGAGTTCTGGGGAGAGAAGTGTAACCAATCACTGCCCTACATTGGTAGCGATTGTTGCGAGGCAGAACTCGAAGACTGCGAAGATGCCTTCGACGACTCAGACCGCGGCGATTACGAGTACGATCTCCGCAAAGACGACGCGTTAACAGGAGACTAACCATGACAGACTTTGACAAAGAGAACTGGCGCATTGAGGAGTGTCCGTGTGGACACCCAATCTGCAAAGACTTCCACATCCTGCCCTACGGACCACGACTGCAAGGGGACGGTGTAGATGCCGACCATGCACGACTGATCAAAGCGGCCCCGAAGCTGTACCTGGCTTTGCAGGCTGCCCAAGAGCACCTGGACTACACCGGGTACGGAGACTCGTGGGAACGGGAATGCGCCACCGAACAAGGACTGCCAGCAATCATTGAAACCGCCCTCGCAATCGTCGATGGCACTGACCCTGAAACTGAAGCACAACTCAAAGGAGATACTGATGTACCACAAACGTAGATTTAACGATAACCTCAAACCCCCCTGTCTGGTTCGCGCCTGGAAATACTTCCGCGTTGGTCCATACTCCGATATGCTGTGGCCTCTTCTTATCCTCAGCATAATCATCCTTATTCACTGCGCGGAGGCACCATGAAACTCTACCTCACATTCGGGCTCCGGCATCACCACCTCATCAACGGCAAGACATTCAACAAAGGGTGTGTTGCCTTGATTGAAGGGCCGGACTTGACAACCTGTCGAAAGTGGGCAATGGCTTACTTCGGCCACGACTACGCTGCTGAGTATCTTGGTATCCCACCAGACCTCTCGCACTATTCCCTGGGAATCATCACCGCAATCGAGCCGCCCATCCTTGGACGACCTCGACAACTTACCAACCCAACCCGCAAGCAGATACTCCTCGATCCCGAGGATGTCACTCGCGCTAAGTTCCTGGGGGATGGAAACGTCTCCGCAGGTATCCGTAAGGCACTCGCCCAGGCTAGTCTTTGTGACTCAGACCAGGCGGGTTGACAATCACCCCATAAATATGTTATGATGACGTTATACTAACGAGATCGGAGATAAAAAATGAATTTAGACAGCTTTATTGAAAAGAAAATAGACAGTAATGACTTGGATGCTCTGTTTGAAGCCTTCTGTGCTGACGCATGGGAAGACCAGAACCAGACAATCAGGGAAATTGCTACCACACTCCTCAACAACGATCCGCAGGCACTCATGGAGGTAGTTCGTGAACCGTTCTACGAGTACATGAAAAAGATCGCTGACGGTGAGAGCGTAGACCTCACGAACGAAGAGCCCGACAGTTACAATGATGAGCCCGAATACGAACTGTCTGTTGATGACAATGACTATCGCCTGGGCTCGCTCGGCATACTAATCTAAACTGGTCACGCCCGAGTGACCATACCCCGACAGGCAAACGTATGTATGTTTGGCACCATTCAAAACGTATGGCCGTTTGCCTGTCACCATAAACCCTACGAGGCATTAAGCCCAAGGAAACGACAATGAGTAACGAAAAGTTAACCCCTCAACAAGAGGCATTTCTCGACACTGCCAAGACCAAAGGTTCAGTCGCTCTGCGCGCTCGCGCTGGAACCGGCAAAACCTTCAGCCTTCGTGGTTGGGCAGGCAGCACCCGTGCAGGAGGCCTGGCAACCTCTTTCAGCAAATCAACCGTAACTGAGCTGGGCAAGAAGATGCCGCCTAAGTTCCAGTGCAAGACCATGCACGGTATCGGCTACCAAGCGATCCGTAACTCCGGTAAGTTCACAAAGATGGACGCAAGCAAGATCTTCGAAATCACGAAGGTCTTTGCCGAGGACAACGAGATCGAGTTCCGCGACCAGGGCGACTTGCGCAAGCTTGTAAGCCTCGGCAAGTCATTCGGCATCCAGCCGGACTACCGTGGACCCGAAGGCCTCACCGAAGACAGCAAGGAAGCCTGGGAAGCCTTGGCCGAACAGTTCGACATCGACCTCGGGCCTAACACAATCGAGTGGACACGGCAAATACTGATGGAGTCCAACAAGCTCGCAGTTAAAGATGGCATTATCGACTTTGACGATATGCTGTACACTTCGTTGCTGTGGCCGCACAAGTTTCCTCGCTTCCCTGTCATCCTGGCAGACGAGGTACAGGACTTCAACAGCTTGCAGCATCGCATGTTGCGTCGTCTGCTCCTGCCTAACGGTCGCTTGATTGCTGCTGGAGATGATCGCCAAGCAATCTACGCATTCCGCGGAGCCCTCAACGACAGCTACACTCAACTGGTTAATGACTTCGACATGCTTGAGCTTCCACTGACGGTCAGCTTCCGTTGCCCTCGCGCAGTTGTATTCGAGGCTCAGCGCTACGTGCCCGACATCATGCCTGCACCACAGGCTATCGAGGGACTGGTAAGCAACCCTTCCAACCTGGCCCTGGCTGATGTGCCTAAGATAGTCTTGTGCCGCAACAATGCACCGCTAATGCGGCTGGCTCTTGCCTTGCTTGTCAGTGGTCGTACTGTGGAGATTGCTGGTCGGGACGTAGGACAAACCTTAGTCAACCTTACCAAGCGAATGACTAAGAAAAACCTACCAAGCGCAGAGTTCCAAGTTCGCTTGACCGCATGGAGGGAACGTGAGATTAAGAAGTTCCCGAAACGCAAAGCGCGCACTGAGGATAAGTTCTCTGCTTTGTGGGCACTGTCCGAGCACCACCCAGACCTCAAGGCCGTCCAGGACCACTTGGGCAAGCTCTACCCCAACGCAAGTAGGAAAGATCGTCGGCCAGCCGATGTGCATCTGTCTACTATCCACCGGGCAAAGGGCCAGGAGTGGCCGCGGGTTCTGTTCCTTGATCCGCAGCTCCTTCCCTCGAAGTACGCTACCCAAGAACACGAGATAATCCAGGAGGACAACCTCGCATATGTTGCTGTGACTCGCGCCCAGGAAGAACTCGTGTACTGTGCAACTGACGACATTGAGGGGCTAGAGAAATGAAAACAATAGCGCTATGTAAATGGCGAGGGGCACTCATTATTGCTGAGTTCTCTCGCTGTAAGGAGGGCACAACAGGACATTGCCCTGAATGCGGCGCAGCAGAGTTCCACAATCACGCAGGTTGGGTAGAGTGTGACTGTGGCTTCGCCATCACCAAGACTGACTATGACAGAATCATACAGGAGCCGCCCCCGACACAGAACACAATCCTCCAGGTTCTTGACTTCTCTAAGTCTGTTGCGAGGGGAGCCGCACGGTGAACAATACTAACCTCGACTTCAACAAGATCGTAAGCGAACTAGAGCGCTGTGTGGACACAGACGGCAAGACTTTCGTTGTGTTCTGGCTCTACTCGCCTACGACTGAAACCACAGGTGCAGCTAGCCTTACGAAGATTGATCCGGTCAAACAGATCTTCGTGGCTACTGCCAGGGCATCCGAGGACATACTCCTCCCCCACATACCTCCCGAGCCCGGTCTTTGGGAAGTACGTTTCACCGTTATGACTTTCATCGAAGCTAAAAACTATGCAGAGCAAACCCAGCTGGATACTCAGTTTGAAGACCTCTGGAAAAAGGAGACACCAACATGCCATTAACTCCACAACAAGAGCTAGAGATATATCCTCTGCTCGACCGTGTAACTGACCTTAACCCGAATCAAGGTATCCTCTATCACTGCACCACGCGCCGGGCTGATTACCTCGTGCGTATGATCCAGGGACTCCGGTACGACAGTGCCATTGAGTCTATCCAGATCTACCCGCCTGGACACCCTCTCTACGGCCAAGGCTTGTACGCCTATCTGTGGGTGGAAGTCCAGCCCAAAGGCTTGCTTGCAACTAAGCTCGCCCAACCTCACGACTCCGTGATGTGGCGACTGATCCAATGTGCAGCAAACCACAGCACAGTATCCCTGGACGAGGGAACCAAGTTCGGCCAGGCGCGAGTCCGGCTTGCTAGAGCACAAAAGAAGTATCCCGAGATAATGAACAACCTGTATCTCACCAATGACGAGCCGATTATGGTTCGGTATGGAGAACCCTGCGTAGAAGAAATGGTAGTTGTAGACATTGACCTCGACCCAGCCAGACCCATACCGGAGCCTACTGCCGAGCAAAAGGCTAAGTCAGACGCCCTGACCCCATATAAAAAGCCGTATTAATTATATGGGGTAGTGGGGTTGACAACGTGCCGTATTTATGTCATCATTACGGGGTGGTTACGGAAACCGACCGACCACCCGAAAATCAACCTACCAAACTTCTAGGAGCAACAAAATGCAAAAAACAGACGAAACCCCGATGCGCGCTCGTGTTATTCAAGGTGATGCCTATGCCGATGCTGGCACCCCGGACTTTGCCTTTCAGATTCCCCAGCCTTTCCAGCCGTCTAGCTTCGAGGGTCTGTCTGATCTCGGCGTAAACGCTGCTGGCTTCTCCAACGCAGCTAACCAGTTGCTTGCCGAGAACCTGGGAAACAACATGGCTGGTCGCGTCAAGAAAGCTGTCAAGGATGGCACAGACCTGCCTACCCAAGAAGATATGGATGCCCTCTACGGTGCCTATGACTTCTCCGGTATTCGCGTCTCTGCCCTGGCCAGTGGTTCCTTGTTCGATAAGATCATGTTCCGCAACGCAGGCCAGTTCATCCGTCGCCTCATCAAGCAGAAAGGTTATCAGGAGCAAGCTGCTCCCGTTACTGTTGCTCGTAAAGGCACTGAGCCGGACGAAGGCCAAGTCTCCTACGACACCTTTGAAGGTGAAACTGGCAAGCTCATGAACGGCGAAGGCCCCTGGGGTGAAGTACAAGCCTTTATGGACCTGCGTGAGGAACTGATTGCAGCTTCCCATGCCGAAGAAGAGCGTGTACGCGCTTCTGAGAAAGCCGCTGAAGAGAAGCTGAGCGAACTGTCTCTGAGCTAAGCACGAACCTCGGCTGAACCTAGCCGATACAGAGAGGGGGGAGCGATCCCCCTTCTTTTTCACCTACCCATACATACATTGTAAACAAGTTTCGGAGATCTCCTGATGGCCCAGAATAAATTACCCGATGTGGCTCCTCGGACCGTTCGAGTCCACATCCCAACTTACAACGCGATTCTGGAGTTTTTCCGTTTGTCTCCCTCTGGCCTTCGTGGTAGTGATGCAATCCGACAAGTCCTAATGCAATTCGGTAAGTACTGTGAGGACCAGATGAAAGCCGGTCGCACAGCATCTACCCGCGACTTGCTCGAAGCAGAGAAGACTTTCCATCGTATCATGGATAACGATCCTATAGGTAAAACTGAAGGAGAACCTACTGATGATTGAAGCCCCGGCACCCGAGCCTGACTTCACTCAAACCCTCAACGACCTGTTGACTTCAGCCGCTGCCGAGTGGTCCCCTGAACACCGGCTCCGTCTTGTCGAATCGCTCCGTACTCAGCGTGAGCGCTGGAACCAAGAACAAGCAAGTGGTTCTAAGAAGCGTGTTACTAGCAAACAGGTTAATGCCCCTGCACAGGGCAAAAAGAAACTGGCCCTTGACGGTTTGAAACTGTAAACTAACCCAACTACTACTCGAAGGAGTATATCATGGCTAAAGAAACATTTCTAATTTGTTCAGCAAACCCCGCAACTCTCCTGACCAACCTGAACACAGGTTATTTCTCGTCCTCAAGCATCATTGCCTGGGGTGGCTCAGAGATTCCCGAGGGTTGGTTCAAGCTGGGTGTCTGGGAGCTTGACACGGACTCAATCAACGTCGAAGACCTTACCCGCAAGGCGCTCAGTACCCTGGACGAGACTGAAAAAACACTCAGGGCTGAACTTCACGTGAAGCTCAAAACAATCGAAGAGACGCGGCAATCCATCCTGGCCTTGCCCTGCCTACCTGTTGTGGAGAAAGACTGATGGAGCCTGAAGTAACCTACCGAGGGATGCTTGACATGCAGGTCTGTGTCCCTACCGACTACACTGACGAGCAAGCCCTTGAATTTGCTGGTCGTGAGAATCCCTGCGGCACCACAAACGGCTGGGCTATTCGCAAGGCCGGTGACAAAGCCCTGCTTGACTCGCCTGAGCGCCAGCCCTGTGCTGACCGTGAAGGCTGTGTTCATATAATGCTCGACGCATAACGGAGAATAAGAATGAAGGAAGCAAAGTATTTCAGGAAAGGCAGAACTATCCGCGGTCCATCTGGTGACACAACACACAGCTCAATCAACGCAGCCAAGCGTGAATGTCGTCTGCTTCATGCAAGCAACGGCGCGGGTTCTGTGCTTGTAGTCGATGCCCTGCCTGCTAAGAAGTCCGATGATTGATCTTGCAGCCCTGAGAGTCGGGGATAAGGTTCGTTACCAGCCAGCCCACTATGCTCCAAGCATGTGGGAGAATGGCAAGGTAAAAGAAATTCCTGACTCTGCAACAGACCCATACACTACGGTTGGCTACAACTGTGTTCGGGTAGTCTATCACTGTGATGGAGACTGGCTTAATTTCAAGGATTACACCAGCGCCCTCACCAGTATTAACGACCTGCAAAAAGGCTGGAGACACTAAGATGCAATTCTATAACCCGTGGACAGACGAAATCCTGAACGAAGGGGATGAAAACGATCACAAGCTTATCCCGCTTGGCAACCCCTATCATAATGACGAGAACTCGTCCATGAAGGATGGCATCCAGTTTGCCTGGGATAACACTAGCCTTGGTTGGTTCAAGACCTGCCCTCGCAAATACCACTTCCACATGATCCAGGGGTGGACGTACAAAGTCATGCCACCGCCTCTTGCCTTCGGAATTTACATTCACCGGCTGTTCCAGACCTGGCATCAACTGCTTGCCTCCGACATGGATAAGACTGAGTGCTTGCTTAGGTGTGTCAAACTGGCCGGATTGTTGGGAGAGAAGCTTCCAAAAGGTGACACTGCCCGTCAAAAGGAGCAACTTGTCCGGGCTTTTGTCTGGTATATTGAGCAGTTCTGGGATGATCCAGCCAAAACCGTGATACTTTCTGACGGTACACCAGCAGTTGAATACTCATTCACCCTGCCTTTCTTCGAGCATAACGGCGAACAGGTGTTTCTGTGCGGCCACATTGACCGCTACGCTGAGTGGCAGGGTAAAGTAATGGCTTGTGACTACAAATCTACCAAGTATGGCTTGGATCGTAGGTTCTTTGACAAGTTTAAGCCCAACGCACAGTTCGCTACTTACGCGTCCGTGAGCCATATTATTGCGGCGGAGACTCACGATTTGCCTTCCGCCGATGGATTGATGCTCGATGCCGTTCAGCTTGGCGTAAATTTCAACCGCTATCAGCGCCAAGTTATCCCCTTCTCACTGGAAGAGGTAGATGAACACATCAAGGGCATGACATTTTGGATCACTCGCGCCAGGGAAGCCTCAGAAGAAGGGTACTTTCCTGCGAATGAAGAGTCATGTGGCAACTACGGTGGCTGTGAATTCCGTGAAATCTGCTCCAAAGCACCTGCCCGGCGGCAAGATTACCTCCGCGGGCACTTCGTTAAGAAAATCTGGGACCCATTGAGATCAAGATAATGAATGATATAGTAACGAAAGATGACCTGCTCGACATAATCAACACTCCACAACCCGAAAGGAGCACCACCATGAACACAGTTTCCGTATCCCGACCCGCTAACCGTCTTGAAGCAGGCGCAGAGAGAGTTGCTGTAGACAAACCTTCAGCCCTCAATGATGCTATCAACGAGATAGATTCAGTATCCATCCGACTGGCTACCTTGCTTGCACGAATAGCTGGGCACGAACAGGAGAGTCCAAAGGCAGAACCACCGCACCAGATGACTTTGGCTACCGTGCTCGAAAGCGGCCCCGCTTTCATCCGTGAGAAGGTGTCCATTCAGCAGCATCACCTGGACGAAATCGAAAGCATCCTTTTCGGTTAGCGTAGTCATTTGACAAATCACGACCGTTGTGATAGAATGGTCAATTAACTCAGAAATGGGAGGACAGAAATGTCTAAGCTTACAGTAGAAACAACCGCTCCATTTATCAAGATGATGTTCCTCGGCTACTCTGGCGAGGGTAAATCTTCCGCTCTTGTTCCACTCTCTATTCCCGGCTTCCGTGATGGTCCAGGCTATGAACTTCGTTGGTTGGACTTTGATGGAAAGGCAGAAGAAACGATACGCTCTACTCTGGCTCGCCTTCGTCGGGAAAAGAAAATCACTGACGAGCAGTACAAAATCGCCTTGACTGAAAACAATGACGTTATAAAATGCACCGAGTCAACTGGTATTGTATCTGCTCGTGAAGGTAAGAAGACTATCAAGAAGATTGGTGTCTCTGGTCCTGCGACATCCTGGCCCAATGCGGTTAAAGCCCTCGGTGCTTGGGAACGCTCGTGGGACGACACCAAGATTCTTATCGTTGATTCCTTCACCTTTGCTGTTCAAGCTATGGTCAAGTACGACCAGGAATTGAATGGACGAGCTAACCAAACCCTCAAGTGGCAAGAGTTTCAAGGCCCGCAAGCTATGGCTGAGACTCTTATGACACTTGCTGGCGACTTGCCTACCAACGTAATCGTTACTGGCCACCAGGACCCCCTGGAACTTTATAAAGCTACGGACCAGAAAGACGACAAGGGTGTGCAAGTCGAAGAACTCGTGGATACCTTAATGGTTCCTATCTCAATTGGTCGAGCCGGGCGTATGAAGTTGCCTGCTCGTTTTAATCATCTCCTGCTTGCGACTTCCGAAGGCGCAGGGGATGCTACGAAACGGTGGATTTACACCAAGTCTCGCAAAGGGGTAGTGACTAAGACCCCATACTTCGGTACCTGTGAGGGTCGATACCCGATTGAAACTGGGCTCGTTGACTACTTTAAGATACGCGACCGCCTCGCAGGTGAAGGCTAACCAAACCAACTGAGAAGGAAACAAGCTATGCCTAAGATTAAATCCAAGTGGCAGCAAGCCCTTGACACACTGACTCCTGCAAAGCGTAAAAGCATCCTTGGTGATGCCCAGCGTCTGCGTAGGGAAACCCTGATCATTCCATTGCAGTCTGGTCGCAAGGCCAACGTCAATAGAAAGTCTGTCTTGGTCTACTTGAAGTCTCAGTAGACCCGAGCCAAACCGTATTGCTACTTGGATTCGGGCAAAGTAGCAATACCCTAACTCCCGCCCGTAATAACTAACGAGGATAGACAGATGCCATCTGTAAACGACCTTTTAAAAACTAGCGGCTCGACCTTCAAGGCTCCGCCCCGCTTCCCTGCTGGTAACTATATCGTAGCCATTCAAGGCTATGAGATGCTGCCGTTTGCATGGAAGAACTCCGGTGTGTACGGTCTGGCTTACGTGCCTACTGTGCGTTGCATTTCCAGTGTTGAAGCCGACGATGACTCCAACCCTGAACTGCAGGCAGACCAGCAAACTGGCCTGGACACCTACGGTAACTGGACGGAGAAAGACTTCCACTTCCAGTACAAGGATAAGGAGTCTGGCGAGAACCGCGCCACTGTTTCCGAAATCAACTTCCCCCTCATCGAGACTGATGAAGATGGAGATGCTCTTGGAATCTTCGAGAAGTTCGCCTGGCGCTTCTTCATGCGCGAAGATGACGGAACCGAAACTGGCTTCGTTGTTGACGTTCTGGGTATGTCTGATCTGGCCGAGAAAGAGCTGGGCGACATCATGGAGGACACCGTTGGTAAGCAGTTCATGGTGCAGTTTGACTATGAGCCTAACCAAGACCCGAGCCGTCCGCCGAACTTTGTGATCTCTAGCATCACCTGCTTGGCTTAGGTTTTTCGACCTGAGTTCCTTTCCCCTTCGGGGGAGAGGGCTTTCAAGGGAAGGTCTTTGTCGTGGCAGTTTTCCCCAACTGCCTACAGTCCCGAGCGATAAGGGCCTTCCACTTGAGAGTGCAGCAGCAATACATGGCTAGCGGGTTTTCACTCCTAAGGTTTTCCTGCTTGTGCTGCTGCGCTCTCTATACTACAGACCATTAACCTATTACGGAGCTAATAATGTTCTCAAACCGAGTAGTCCTTGTTCCCCTGTCTGACGTAGTTATCGAGCGAGATAAACGCCAGCGCACCTCCATCACTCCGGAGTCTGTGCTTGAACTGGCTGAATCTATCGGCACCAGTCAATGGATCGCACCCATTCTGATCGACCAAGATACTAACCGGATTGTAGCTGGCGAACGTCGCTTCACAGCCACAACCCTTCTCAACAATGCTGTCAATGGAGACTATTCTACCTTTGATGACCCTGTTGCAGCCAAACTAATTCTCTATCCTGTGCAGACTTGCAAGGTAGAATCGTGGCACAACTGGTCGAAGATACCTGCCCAGCTTGGTAGCAACTTCACCGACCTTGACCTGCTTTCTTACGAGTTCATCGAGAACCACCAGCGTTTGGACTTGACTTGGCAGGACAAAGCCAAAGCAGTCTACCAACTTCAC